TTAATATAAACTAATTTAAATCATGTCTGAGAAAATTTCTTTGGACAGTAGTGACTATGAATATAAATACTATTAGAAAAAGACTATTCGGGATTGTTAATGACATACAGCGTGAAAAAATCGAAATAATGAAATTGGTAGGAAGAGAAAATATGACAATCATCAAAACAAACTCTATTATTCCCCAAACACCTTTAGACCTAAAGATGTTAAATAAACATCTTATCGAAAAACAAAAGAGCATTATTTAGATATAGAGGATACAAAATATCGGGTAATTTTCTAATATTTTACTTGATTATTTAGAAAATACACCATATATTTGCAGTATTGATAATACAAGCCAAAGAGCTGATTAACGGATATGCCGTTGATTGGCTCTTTTTGTTTTTACAACACAAACTCAAAATAACACATGGCAAAGCCTTACAGTATCTATTTTCAGAAAAGTAAGCTGGGGAGTCCTGTTATTGACACCAAATCCCAATGGGGGATTGTGTGCAAAGACTTCCCTTTTACTGTATATGGAGATATTAAGGATTTGCCCAAAAGGGACTGGATAGACCAAGACGGAGAAGACACCTTTTTCCCCGAAGAACTCTACGTGCAAGCCTATGATATAGAAGTAGAGTTCGCCTATAAAGGTGATATGGGAACAGCCAATGAAAAAATTGTCGCCTTCCTGGACTATCTGATAGGAAAAGACGGTTACGGAACAGAATTAAAGGTTTATGACACCTATACCCAAATAGGCAGGCAGGGGGTTTATTTTAAATCTATAAAATCCGACCTTTTTGTCCGCAAGACAGATGAGGGAGATGTCGTAACTTTCAACATTACATTTCGGGTAACCGACCCTAAAACACAAATTATTCTTACGGCATAATGGGACGGTTTATAATATACAGCAAAGACGGGCAGACGCAACGATGTGTCGCTAACAAGTTAGAGTATAACGGAGAGTTCATGGGAGCTTGTTCCGTTAACATTACCGTTACGTCCCCCACTCCGATTGATTTTACAGTCGGGGACTATCTGATATACCGCGGAGAAAGATTTGAAATAAACTACGACCCTACTGAATTGAAGCAAGCCTCCAAAAATACATACGGAGAGGCTTTCAAATATGAGAACGTAGTTTTCAACTCTCTCGCAGACGAACTGACAAGATGCGAATTCCTGGACTATGTAAAAGAGGATAACTTAATTCACTACTCTTCCCTGCCTACATTCAGTTTTTACGCTGAAAGCATAAATGCTCTCGCAGAAAGAATACAGGTGAACCTTGACCGTATCTATAAAGGAGAGCAAAAATGGACGGTTGCAGTACACCCCGAATATGTTAATGAGACTAACAAATCCATATCAATAAGCAGTATAAACGTTTGGGACGCACTTGCTTTGGTAAATAGCGAGTTTAAGGCAAACTTTATCATAAGGGGACGAACGATAACAATAGGCACTGCCGGAATTGCAGTAGGAAACATGTTCGGCTATGGAAAGGGCAAGGGATTGTACTCCATACAAAAAACCGCGGATTCATCACAGAAGATAATTACCCGCCTAAGAGCATATGGTGGTACCAAAAACTTGCCGTACAACTATTATACAACATATGGTAGTCCTATTGTCGAAGCTCCCATCGAGGATGTATCTTATGGATATGACCCTAATACACATTTGATAGACGGTGCTGTTGTGACGCTTCCTTTTTACATGAAATTCCTATCTGACACAGCATTGTATGATGTGACAATCAATAGGCACTCTTATAAAATGAGAAGAGGTAGCTTTCTTGGGAAATGCTACGTTTTGTTGAATAGCGAAGCCGACAAGGACAACGTCCGCATAGGCGCAAAGATGCGGATAGAAAAAGGCATTGAGACGGACAATGTTCCAAGAAAGTACAAAAGACCTTCCGGAGCATTAGTTCCCAATAATATGGCTGTTAAAAACTTGATGCTTCCTGATTTTCCGGAAAAAACACTTGACCCATACCTTGATAGTAAAAACATAGATATTATCGGAGTTCGGGAAGGTTCGGTTTTCTTTGACGGGAGCGATACTTCTTTGCCGGAAATATATCCGTCTATGGAAGGAATGACGGCACAGCAGTTGAAAGACGCGGGAATAATCGTAAATGCTACCGGAGCGTTGGATGAAATCGCTTCCGATTCTGTGAATAAGGATAATACGCCAATTGTAGATGATGGTTACTTTGAAGAAGGGGAAACCATCCCACCGTTCAAAATATATCTCAAAGACATTGGATTTGACATAAACGATTACTTTACCGATGAAACTCCCACCATATCCATGAAAAGCGGAATGTGTGGTGGACGTGAATTTGAAATACTTAGAGATGCAAACAAGCCCGTAAAACAAGGTGATATGTGGGTCTTGACATGCAACAGAATCTATGATGAAGGTTTGAATCTTTATTTCCCATATAAAGATTTTACTATCAAAGCCGGAGATAAATTTGTGCTTTTGGGTATTGATATGCCGGATGTGTATATAAAAGCTGCTTCCCAAAGATTGCTAACAGCTTCCAAAGAATATCTTGCAAAAAATGATTATGTAAGATATACTTACGAGCCTAAAGTAGATGAAATATTTATGGCGCGTCACCCGGAACTGCATGGCAGTATAAAGGAAGGTGATTTAATGTTGTTCGAGGATGAAGACTTAAACATCAACGGGAGCATTATTATTGACAGCCTTACAATAAAGGAAGGAGACACTCTCATTCCAACGTATGATATTACCCTTCGCAATGATAAAGCGGTAGGAACTTTAGAAAAGATACAGAATCAGATAGATTCAATAGTAGGCGGGCAAGGCGGTGGAGGATTAACTACCCAACAAGTGGAATCAATCATTAAAGCCTTTGGAGAAAAGCTGTTTTTGAATAAAACCAAACCTGACCAAACCAGCTATTTAATAAAGTTCTTAGGTGGATTGTTTTCAGACTACATCCAGTCCATGAACTTTTCTTCCGGTGCATTGGGTGAAGGCTTTGTTATCAAAGTAGACAGCAAGACGGGTAAATCCTACATTGAAGTGGACGAACTCTTTGTGCGTATCAAGGCGATGTTCTCCGAACTGGAGATAAAGAAACTCTCTTATGCAGGCGGAAACTACATGTTCACTGCCGCCGGAATGAAATGTGGAACGGTGGAAGAACACGAGGATTTTTGGCGTTGCTATCTTTTGGTGGATGATGGAGAAACGGCTATCGAGAACCCGTTCAAGGAAGGTGACCAGATTCGTTTTCAAGACTTTAATATCAAACCGGGTGTCTACGAGAATGTGTCCAACCGTTATTATTGGCGTTTATGCGTAGGTGTTGGCGAGGATTACATAGACCTTAGCAAAACGGACTGTGATGCAAACAGCGACATACCGCAGGAAGGCGATAGTCTTGTACAGCTCGGAAACAGAACGGACAAGAAGCGTCAGAACGCAATCACCTTGTCCGTGTATGGCGATGATGCACCGAGTATCCATCAGTATGCCGGGATAGATTCCTATTCTTTAGCAGGCAAGGAAGTGACGGTTATCAGTCCGCAAGGCAACAAGTTCATGGGAGACTTTATCTTGAAAACGGGAATAAACATTATGACCCAGTTCAAGATATTGGAAGACTTGATTTACTCTGAAATCTCCAAAGTGCTTGACGAGGTGCAGGCAAAGGATAATTATCTGTATAACGCATCATTTGCAAGCAATACGAACGGTTGGGAGACAAAGAACGATGTTCGTTTCTTTACTGTGAACGGAAAGTTCTTATTGGTTAACGACAAGTTCTATTCCCGCAAGGATGCCATGGCTGCCGTTATCAGAGACGGGGATAGAAACGTGCTTCGTATTCTTTCTTCCGGAATTAAACAGTCAAATGCTGATTTAGCCAATAAACCGACCTATGAGGAAGGGGAAGAACCGGGAAAGTTCTTTATCTCTTTCCGGTATAGGGTAGCTACAGCCGGAACGCTGACAATAGGATTTCCCGGTCAGAACCTGTATTTCACTGAACGTCTTGAACCGGGCGAGGAATATGCAATGAAAGAGTATTCCGGCACATGGGACGGAACGGGCGATTTTGAGTTGAAGTTTACGGGGGATATATACATACACTCGTTGGCTCTTGCCGAAAACGCATTCGAGGATTTATATACAAAATTGAGTTCCGAAATAAAGCAGACTGCGGAAAGTATCAGGTTGGAAGTAAAAGAACTCTCGGAAAGCAACAACCAAAGGTTCTCACAGATTGAGCAGACAGCGGAAAACCTCAAATTGTCTGTTACAAAAATAGAGGAAGATGTAACGCAGTTGGGGCTGGACATCAATGGGGTTACCGATGAACTTAAATTATATGTCAAAAAAGACGGATTAGGTTCAGAAATCAATGTGGCACTTGATAATATTTCCGTGGTTTCCAAAAATATATACTTTACCGGAAATATATCCGCCAACGGGAATGTGTCTATTCAGGCAGACGGGACAATAAAGGCTATTGGTGGAGAGTTTAGCGGGGAGTTGAAAGGGGCTACCGGAGAATTTAACGGAAAAGTGTCTATTGCAAATAATAAAATTTTATTAGACAGCGATGGAAGCGGACATCTTGCTAATGGGAATATTAATTGGAATAAAGATGGAAATTTAAATATATCAGGCTCTTTTAGTACTAATAATTCCGGTGGGAATAGGCGCATATTTATAGGGGACGATTACAATGAAAGTATTGGTAGTAATGAGGGGGTAATAAAAATGTATAATGACAGAAACGAGACTGTATTCACCCTCAGCTCATCTACAAGTAATCATGCCATGATTTCTATGTTTGGAGACGACTCTTTTAAAAATGTGTTTATCCAGCCCGGAAGCATATATGTAGGTAGTCCGACCCAATCCGATGGCTACTCATATGAAACGGAAATAACTGGGAAGGGAATAAGATTGTACAGAAGTGGAGTTCTAATGAAAGAATTTAAAATTTAAATTAAATCATTATGAAAAAGATAAACTTTGAAAAGATGCTTGTAGCAATGGACGTAGCGCGTAAGCATTGCATAAACAGAGATTATAGAGAAGATTTTGCGAACGCAATATGGCAGAGTAACTTCGGTATCGCCGCCTTTGTGCTTGCAGAGAAAATATACAAGTCAGAGGGAGAAACGGAATATGACGAGAAAGAGGTGAAGATTATACAGCAGGTAGCTAACCGACTCCCGCCTTTCTTCATTGACGCGCTCAATCGTGCTATCAACAATCAACCGGAAGAAGCAGCCGATAAACAGGAATAATTATGGCTTGGACAGAACAGGATTATCAAGAAATAGTCGCCCGTCTTATGGCTAACTCCATAGGGGTTAATGAAGTACCGAATGCGGACAAAGCGGATGATGTAACGTCATTGCCTGCATTTAAACCTTCAGGAAGCAACAGTGAAGCTTCTGTGGTCAATTATCCTTTAGAATTTTTGAAAGGAGAAAAAGGCGAGCCAGGTATACAAGGAGAACCAGGAAAGTCATTTAAGGTAGCCGGCGAATACGCCACCCTTGAAGCCTTGAAATCCGCTGTTCCCGACGGTTCGGCAGTTGACGGGTTCATGGCTGTAGGTACGGAAGCTCCTTATGATTACTACGCATGGGTAAGTTCCGCTGGCGGAAATAAGCCGGACCCATCCCCTGATGGAAGGTATTTATTATTATCGGATGGCACTCCGTTATTGTTGGCTAACGAAGAGCCAATATTACTTGCAGATAGCGGGGAACGGGTTGCAAGTAATGGTGAATGGGTAAACCAGGGTAAGATAGGCGGCATAGAAGAAGCGCCAACTGATGGAAAGGCATACGGTCGTAAGAATGGGAATTGGGCGGAAGTTCCTGAAAAATCCGATGTTCTTACCAAGACCAACAGTGAAAGTTTCACCCCTACGGGCGATTACCAGCCTGCAACGAAGAAGTATGTGGATGATAAACACATTATGCTTACGATTACAGATGAAGCTCATATACAGTTGATTTCAAATCAAGAAGTTAAAGCAGGAGAAGCCGAATCAAAAATAAATCTTGTATTTGGAAGCATTGATAATTTTAAAAATATTATACAGAGATTATTAAGTGATAATATTTTATTCCTAAAAATTACAGAAAAAGAAATCTTTAAAGTAAGTACGAGTCACACATATTGCAATCCCGATAATGGAGCTTATGAACTTTCGTTTATTTATACTTATACTTCTATTGCCGATGCAAATAATATTAGCTTAGTTACAAAAAGAATTTTTATTGCATTGAATTCAAATGCTACAAATTTTTTCGTAGTAAAAGATATACTCGTTTCCGACAACCTCACCACCCTCACCAAGAAAACCGCTGCCGAGTACGAGGCTATTGGCTCTAAGGATGCCAATACAGCATATTGTGTAACCGATTAAAACAACAATTATGAGTAACGAAAACAGTAATCTTAGAGTTGGCTCGGCTGGAGCTGGGCTGTTTGTGGGGGGCACTGAAATCTTGGGTGGTGGGGTGGCAAATTTATTAAAGGAGATTACCATTGCACCGGATTTTGTCGGCACACACGAAGGGGTGAGCGTCAAAATATTGATAGTCAATTTAAGTGACAATGAAGGTATAATATTATATAGAGGAGATAGTCAAACCCATATTCCCAAACAGCATATAGAGTGGTATTCTGTTGATGGAAATAAAGAAAATTTTAGCCTATACAACGGAGGAGATAAGAGGGTTAGAGGTTTAGAATTAATGTACATTGGTCAAGCTATGATTACTTCGTTTTCAGATTATTATGCTGATAACGGAGAATTTATTGTTGAAAATAAGGGTGATATAATAGGCGCAAACGACTTGACTTTCGCGATTATAATATTTAATGCTATTTGATATGAAAACAATCTATTACAACAGCAAATTAGCCAAACTTATCCTATTTGGCGACTACACAACAATTATGCTTTTCGGCTTCATCCTTACGAAGCTGAAAGAGTTGTCCGAAACAATCATACGCCATGAACGGACACATCAGAAACAGTTCTTCGAGTGTATGGAGATAGCGGCTATCCCGTCCGTATTGCTGGCATTCCATGTCAGTGCATGGTGGCTGTTACTTATCCCGCTATTCTACTACATTCTTTATTTGGCAGAATGGTTTGTGAGCTTCGTGTATCACTTGTTCACAGACAACAAGATTGGGGACGGCAAGGTCAATAAAAACGCTTACCGTGCGAGCGCATTTGAGATGGAAGCCAAACTCAACCAGGATAATCCGAACTACTTGAAAGAACGTAAATGGGGTGCATGGTTCAGATACTACGGTAAGATATGAAAATCCCGTCCTACTCTCACGAGCAAAACGGAATGACAGTAGTTCGCTTATTTGATAAGAGACACAAAGATAGGAATAATTGACAAATAACGATAAGATGAGTACAGAAGTTGTAAACGCAGCCCTTCAAACAAGTAAGGGTATTAGTGATTTCGGAATGATGGCTGTTGCCGCAGGTTTCTTTTTGGTTATATGCGGTGTAATGTGGTTCTTTATATTCAAATGGTTCAAACATTTGGTGGATAATGTGATAACCAGGCAGGAAAAGGTGATAAATGATTTGCTCGTGGAAACCAAGGCTCAAAATGAGGTTCTCTCTGATATTAACGAGGGATTGAAGCCTATTTCTCAAATGCAGATAAATTCGGTTTGCAACAACTTCTTTGACCTTGATTGTGAAAGGCTGTGCCGGTTGGTCCGCAATGTGCGCGATGAGAATAATATTGATGATAAGCAGAAGACAAGAAGAAAGATAGAAACGCGTTGTAATGCCATAATCAAGAAGCGGAGTATTGAACTCGACAACTTTATTCATCGCGGGAAAAGGCTCAGTGAGTTTATGTCTACGGATTGGGTAAAAAAGTTTTCGGATATAATAGAGTCGGAAATTTATAATCCTATCGGCGCCAATAATGCACGTGCCTATGCCAATATCAAAACAGCTATAGATGAGGTTAAGGTTGAATTTTTTAATAACATGAATAAATAAGGAGTAACAAAATGAAAAAGAAACTGATTATCGCAGCGATTGTTATCGCTATCATCGTGGGAGTTATGCTTTACATGCACTACACACCGTTTTGGGTGAACCTGACTACTGTTGTATCATTCGGTGTCGGTGTTGTTGCCGGATGGGTGGCTCATGTGGTTTATGATAAATATTTCAAGGAGGACGCGCAGAATGAAAATATTGATTGATAACGGACACGGAAGTAACACTCCGGGCAAGTGTTCACCAGACGGAAGATTGAAAGAGTATGCGTATACCCGTGAGATTGCCACACGTTTGGAAGCGGAATTGCGCAAACAAGGTGTTGACGCAGAACGTATCGTCAAAGAGGAAATAGACGTTCCTCTATCGGAGCGTTGCCGTAGGGCGAACGAATACAAGGCAAGTGACACAATCCTCGTATCTATCCACTGTAATGCAGCGGGAAGCGGCTCTGAATGGATGCAGGCACGTGGTTGGGAAGCGTGGACTTCGGCAGGTCAGACGAAAGCCGATAAATTAGCTGACAGCTTATATGCGGCAGCCGAACGACTTTTGCCGGGTATGAAGATACGCAAGGATATGACGGATGGCGACCCTGATAAGGAAAGCGGGTTCTACATCTTGAAGCACACGAAGTGCCCGGCAGTCCTTACAGAGAACCTATTCCAAGACAATAAGGAAGATGTTGGCTTCTTATTATCGGAAGAGGGGAAGCGGGCAATAGTGGACTTGCATGTGCAGGGAATTGTGAACTATTTGAATAACTCTAAAAAGTAAACATCATGGCAGCAGAAGTTTTATCATTTCAACAAGAAGAAGGCAAAACAGCGTATTACGCAACGTTTGTCAGTGACGGTAATCCCGTTACCATACAGATAAAGAACAAGGGCGGATATGTGACCGCTTTCGCAGGAATTGATGATTTGGAACCCGTTCCACTTTATCCCAACGCATCCCAATATAACGGTGCGTCCAATACGATTTTCCGCATCGTAGGGATAGCGAATGGCATAAACGTCACAATCAAGAGTGCTACCGAAGTATTGGAAGCCAAAATTATTAAAGAGGGATAGCCTTATGAACCCAATCACTATCCCCAACATCAGCATCCCGACAATCGGTATTCCTACTATTGGGATACTTACTATAGGGTATTCATATATCAAGGATAATAAACCGGGACCAAACCCACCCCCTGATGGAAGGTATTTATTATTATCGGATGGCACTCCGTTATTGTTGGCTAACGAAGAACCAATATTACTTGCAGATAACAAAAAAATAAAATGATAAAAAATAAAAAGATATGGCAGAAGGATTACAAATAGGACAACTCCCTCAAAAGGAGAACTTAACCGGAAACGAGCTGATACCTTTTCAGCAAGGTAGTAGCAACGGCTCAATGAGTACCGCTACATTGAAGAAATACATCGGCACTGGTGGTGGCACTGGTGGCAACACTGACTATATGAACTACATCACCGAGTATAATGTTTCCATCCAGCATCCTACTTCGGGAATTGACGGGAGTAACAAGTACAGTCTGGAAGGTGCCATTGCCCAAGTCCCGCAGGAACTTAGAAACATTGGGCTGAAGGTATCATTCATCAATTCAGATGGAAAAGTAGAAACATGGGAGTTCCAGGGAGGAACGTTTACAAGCATTGATAATTGGATTCGGCAAGCACTGAATGTGGATGTTGAAAACATATCTGTGAATAAAATATCCTCCGATAAAATAAAATCAAATAAAACGATTGATAATTTGGGCAATATTATTTCTTTAGAAGGAAGGTGTGTTGTTGACGGCTTTGATATAGGTGACATGGATTATCTGTATACAAATTGTTATGGAATCTATTTTTACAAGAAAACAGAAAACGGCCTTACTTATCTAAATTGGAAGAGAGCCAATGCCGCCACGGGTAGAAATATAAGTAAAATTCCCAAGGAAAAAGAGTCTAATTACTGTAGGTTATTATATACAACCGAAGTTCCTGGTAAATATTTTTCGGGTAAAGAGAATTTTATTTTTACAGAATTTGGAGTTGCAGAAGTTCCTATTTTGGATTATAGCAAAAACTTAATAACAGAATCAATTCTAATCAAAGGATACAATACAACCAATGGTTCTCTATCTGTCAATGAGGAATATAATACGACTCAACTTATAGATATAAAAGATGCAAAAACTGTTTTTACAAATGCTTATTCCGTAGCATTGTTTACATCAGATGGTTCATATATTGGATATACCGGCAATCAGACAGATTCATTTCGGGAACTTAAAATAAACCAAAGCCCAGCCTATAGATACGCTGTCTTTAACTTTAACAAGAATACTCATGCTTTTGTTTCATTACATTATTTCCCTTGTAATCCCAATTCTATTGATATGGATTCAACTATGAATCATGATGAGATACTTCGTATGGCTTTCTCCGGAAAGAAAATGACATCGTTTGGCGACTCAATTGTAGAACTGGCTTCATGGCAGAAGTATGTATGGAAATATTTTAATATGGCTGACCATTATAACAGAGGTATTGGTGGGTCTAAGGTTACATCAGTTGGATATAAAAACAAGCTTGTTGATGAATCTGGATATTATCATGCAAGCAATCCTTCAGAGGGGACAATATCAATAAAGGATTATATGTGTGGAGATGAGCGGGTATCTACTATACCGCTTGATACTGATATATTGATTATTTATGCGTCAGCAAATGATATTTCAGGTAGTGTTGAACTAGGGAGTATAGATGATGGAGATGAAACACATTTTTACTACGCTTATGCCTTAATGATAAGAAAAATCATCAAAAGAATCCCCAACGCTAAAATTTTTGTATGTACGCCTCATAACTTTTATAATAAGTATGAAAATGCGGATTATCCATACAAAAATAATCAGAATCTAACTATATTAGATTACTGTAAAGTTATAAAAGATATTGCGGCAATATATGGCATTCCCGTCATAGATGTAAATGGGTTAAGTGGAATATCAACTTTAACAATAACCAAAGATTTGGGCGACCAAGTTCATCCTAATAATATCGGAGGGCAGAAAATAGCCAATGTTATAATCAATACACTTATAAGATTTGCTCCAATTGGTCTGCAGGAACCACGGGTAGAAGATATATTTCATTAACTAAATTTGCATAATGCTAACTCAAAATATGAAAAATAACATCTTAGGTGCGGTGGTCTATCTATCCACCGCCATAGTATTCGGTGGCAGTACTGCACTGCTGATGCTCTTTATCAAGGAGAACAGCGACCGTTGCCACTACTATAACGGCAAGTGGAACAAAATAGACTTGCTGTGTGGAGCTGTCGCAATATGTGCGGGTATGGTTGTAAATCATTATTTGTTGAGGTTATGAAAAAACTACCCTGGCTATTAGTTGTATTGCTGGCAATCGCTTGTGTGGCGGTTTGGTTCCGTCCGCACGAGCCTTTGCCGGCAGAAATCCGTACCGAAACAAAGATACAGACGGTTGTCAAACTTGATACGGTTATTATCTCCGCACCGATAGCTGTCTTTTGGCAGATATTGCCGAATGACACAGTACGTATAGGTGATACCTTGCTTCATCGCAAACGGGTTGTGTATGAAGATAGCCTGTATCGTGCGGTGGTGAGTGGATATGTAGACCCTCGGCTGGATAGTATGACTGTGTATCCGAGAACGGTTTATCAGACGGTGACGAATGACGTCTATCATCCGGTCCCCGTTAAGTCGAAGAAAAAGCGTTGGGGATTGGGGTTGCAGGCTGGGTATGGGTATCCGGGCGGCATGTACGTAGGCGCAGGAATAAGTTATAATCTATTTGTATGGTAAGAAAGAAATTAACGATGTAGAAGTTGGCTTGTAGCTGACACTCTTTCGGGGCTTAGAGTATAAAGAAAGCCCCCAACGAAATCACGTTGATATTGCCACATAAAAACATGATAAAGCATAAGACCCTTTCCGTTGGAGGCTTTAATATCTTCAACACGGTATCTTATGCTTTGTTCGTATATAATCAAATATTTTATGTGGCAGGGCAAAGATAAATATAAAATTCAGAAAAACTATGTGTAAGTCAGAAATCTTTGCCGAAACAATCAATCTCGTGGCGCAGGAGACCGAAATTACCGCCAGCCGAATACTATCTTCGGATAAGGATACGGAAACCGTAGACGCCCGCTATTTGCTTGTACAGTTGCTTGTCGAAAGGGGAATGTATCCTTCGCAGATAGCTCCTAAAATCCACAAAACCAAACGCGCGATAAACTACATGATTTCCAATTTTCAGGAACGTATGGAAGGCGGGAAAATGTTGAGAATATATTGGGAAAACATTAGGAAAGTGTTGGGAAACAACTGATTTCATGGCAGATTGCGTATTTATACTTTTGTGATGCGGTTGATTTTGACCGTAATACAAAATATAAATCTCTATGGAAAGAACGTATGTCTTCAATCAAGACGGGAACAACGGAAATGGTGGCGGAAGCAGATTCGACATCATGGCTATGTTGCCCAACTTGATGGGAAGCAAGGGTGTAGATCCCGGGCTTCTCGCTTTACTGAACCAGGGACGTGGCAGCCAAGACCAATGGGGCGGCTCGTGGTGGTTCATCTGGATTATCCTTTTGTGGTTCTGTTGGGGCGGCAACGGCTTTGGCAACCGCTTTGGCAATGGTGGCGGTCTGCCTGCCGAGCTTAACGGTGATGTCGGTCGTGAATACCTGATGTCAGCTATTCAGGGCAATGGCAATGCCATCAACCAGCTTGCTTCTTCTTTGAACTGCTCTACCCAACAGTTACAGAGCGCCCTGTGCAACATCCAGGGACTTATCGCCAATGTAGGAAATCAGGTGGGCATGTCAAGCCAGCAAATCATCAACGCATTCCAGTCCGGAAATCAGGCTGTTCTTACTCAGATTGCAGATTGCTGCTGCAGGACTCAGAACGCCATTACCACAATGGGCTATGAGAACCAGCTTGCGATGTGCAATCAGACCAACGCGCTTGTCAACACAGCCAATCAGAATGCCCTTTCATTGCGTGACGGTGCGACCGCCAATACCAATGCTATCCTTGCGAAGCTGGACGCCATGCAGAACCAGGCATTGCAGGACAAGATTGCGGCTCTTACAGCAGAAAAAGCCACTTTAACTGCTGAAATCTCCCAACGTAACCAAAATGCTACTATCCTGAATTCAGTAGGACAACAGATTGCTCCTTTGGCAGCAGGTTTGCAGGCATTGCAGTCCGATGTCGATGGAATAAAATGCAAGATGCCTAACACTGTTCCGGTTGTTTACCCTAATATTCAAGCCATCAACACAGATTGTTTCCGTGCTGCGGCTTTCGGTGCTTACGCCGGTGATGCAATGTATGGACGTGGCGGTTGTGGTTGTAACAACTACTGGGGTTAATTCCGGTAAGAAAGGGGGTAATTATGTGGCCTAACTTTTTTACAGGATTTCCTTTCTTGTTCCCTACTATTGGAAGGGCTAATTTCAATACCCTTCCTACGGTAGCCGTAACAGTCGGCACGGAGAACGTGACTTTGGAACTTCCTAACCATGCGTTCCGTAACAGAAGCTATGTAGGCGGTTTCTATGTCAGTCTCCGCCAGGCAATACCAGCCGGCACGACTGCTACACTCCCGATACTGATAGGGACTAATGGGGATACAAGACCGTTGCTGGCTTACAACAATGAGCCGGTGACTGTCGGCAACCTTGCCGGAACGGGTATCTACGAAATTCACTATAACAAGTACACCAACGAACTGTTCCTTGTTAACGGTGGGTATCGTCCGACAACCGCATCGACACCGACTCCGACAGCAGAAGCAACCGCTCAAAAGAGCAAGTAGTTAACATGGGGCTTTGTGGTTGTTTCCAAAATGGGAATAGCCACTCCCCTTTAAAATCAAACCAATATGTTTCAATCACTTCGTACCAATAACCAGTTGTATATACTTCATAAGGATGCTAACCCGTTTATCGAATACGGTCCGGTAGTCAGCGTTTCCGCTCCCAAGCCGAAATATCCTATGGCATCTCCTATGGGACAGTTGCCCCAAATGGAAATGGTTGTGGACGTCGTTGTCTGTATCAACGGGCAGAACACGACTTTCCAAAATCTACCTGCCGGCATGGATATAGCCGACTTCGGACAGAACGGCAATATCGTAGTGTCATGCTCTCGTGATGCGATGAACAACGAGGTCGCTTCTATGAAGCAGAAAAGCATAGACATTATCAATAGCATGGACTTCCACAATTCCGTCATTGCGGGATGTGACAAGATGCTGACGCTCTTGAACCCCGAATTTGCAGAGAAACAACGTCAGGAGCAGGAAATATCATCTCTGAAAGGGCAAATGGCGGAAATGAGCAAGAACATGTCCGACCTTATGGATTTGAACAAACGGCTTATGGAACAGCTCGGAGTTGCTGAAACATCTAAAACAAAGAAATAATATGGGAATGTGGGAAATATTGGAAGAAGGACGCGGAGAATATGACCGTGACTTCGGTATGAGAGGCGGTAATCCTATGGAAGAAGCCTATAGAGAGGGTTGCCGTTATGGTTACGAGAAAGCCATGCGTGAAATGCAGGGCGGTGAAATGGGCTATCGTAACAGCGGTGGTTCACGCGGTGGAAGCTATAGCGGCGGCTCAGATATGGGCGAACGCCGTATGCCGGGTTACTTCCCGGAATATCCGGTTTACAGCGAACGCCGCGGTTCACAGCCTTACGGTGATGATATGGGCGAACGCAGACGCAGACGCGCCAACGGAGAGTTTATGTAATGGAGAGGGGATTATTCCCCTCTTTTGCCAATCACTTAAAATCAGGAAAATATGAAACAAAGATTAGATACATACGACAGAATACCGCCTGCAATGGCTGACTATCTCAGCCAGTACGGATGGCATTTCAGCAAGAAGATGTGCCTATGGGCTGTTTCCCGCATGAAGATGGAAAACAAATCTACGGGCAAGGAGGAAAAACTTGAACCAATCAGCAAAGAGCAGGTAGAGGAACTTCTTAAAAAGTACAGTGTAAACCTGGAGAAGGACGCAGGATACGACAGCGTTTACGTGGCAAACATGGCGAAGTCGGATTACTACAAAAGTTCTATCACTGACGAAGCACATCTCGCATTGTTCATTAAGGATTACATAGATGATGTGGACGCTTACAATGGAATGCCTTTCACTCGGTTCTATGCCGACTGCATAGGCTCCGGCAATCCTATCATGTGGGAACAGATGATGTAGCCTATGATAATACAGGAATTTTACATACCGGATTATGATTGGGAAGTAAGGGTATATTATGCGGTGGACTGCTATTATACCGACCGTATCATCGCTGACCTTCAGCGGGTGGGATGCAGGGGGCTGGATTTGGTGAATGCCTATAAGAACATGCGCTCCTGCAATCTGAATACGGGTATCACTTACTCCAATATCCGAAACAGGCAGACCGTAATGGTTATAGCCCTTACTTCTTCCCCGGCAGAGTTTCAGAACTCTTTCGACCATGAAAAGGGGCATCTATGCCGGCATATCTCACGGGCGTTCGGCATCGACCCGTATGGAGAAGAAGCGCAGTACCTTAGCGGATATGTGGGACAGAAGATGTTCCCGGTAGCGAAGAAATTTTTGTGTGAACATTGCAGACGTAGCTTATGTGGAATATAGTACAAGCCATTTTATCAGGCAAATCACGGGAAGAAGTATATAACATGCTTTCTCCCGAACAGAAAGAGACGCTGAACAGCCTTGCCATAGCAAATGGTATAAACCGCCAACAACGTAGAAAACTTGAACGTGATGCGAAAAAAGGATTACATAGACGAACTGCTTGAATTGGCGGACAATGTCCTTTACATGGACTATTGCCGCCTTTTCCAGGTTATCCAATGGAACGTTTAGAACGCTTTGAACGGGTTCTCCATTGGGTTATACCGCTTGCTGTTTTGGTGAGGGTATTAGCTTGGTGTCTCTAATTCTTTTACATCCTCTAAAGCCTTATATAGCACATATAGCGTACCTATGTGACATTTGAACAAGTCGGTAGCGCCTTCTTCTACGTATTGTGCGTAATCAAACACCAGTTCGATAAGCTCCCCTCTAAGTTCTTCGGGTGTTATGCTATGTTTGAATAATTCGTCTATTGCGCTAAGGTCGTATTGCTTTTTAGCGGGTGTTGTATTTCTTTCCATGATGAATATTTGTTTAGTCTTTTATTTAAAATGTAATTCGTTGTAAATCAGCCAAACTATAATTTTGTAGTTTGGGAACGAATTGAATAAAGCTTGCCCACCTCGTTTATAAAGCGAGCAAAGCTTGATGTTATTTGTTTTTACGTTCCTCTTCGAGCATTTCCTCTACATAGGAAACTTCATCGAGGTTAAAATCAAGGATATTTCTTACGTCCTTGTGTATTTGGATAAGTTTGTCTCTATTGTCACTGAACTTATCCATTGCCCTAATATCCCTGATTATGCGTTGGATAAATTCGCAAACCAATGTAATACCAATAGCCATTCCGTCAGCCGTATATTGCTCTACTGCCTTATCCATAGCCTTATCCGCAAAACTCATTGGAACCATATTGCCGTTTTCATCTTGCTTATAAGTAGCAATTTCTTTTCCGAAACATTCCTTAAAAGCATCGGATAAAGAAAAACTTGCATGAGTTTTCAAACAAGAAATCATGTACTGTAAATCGGCACAGGTAGTTTCTTGCACAATATCCCTCCAATCATCTTGCACCATTTCACCAAGAGCTGTATGATGTCTCAAATCATCTTCGGTTAGGTTTAAAGTTCTTATGCTACCGTCCTCATTGTAATCTGATTCTTCACCTCCATATTCGTTGATAGATTCAATCCTTTTTGAACAAGCATAAAATTTCCACTTCCCTTCGTATTCAGAAAAGTATTTATTGAGGGTATCATCCCATTCATGAAGCCTTGATAAAGAGCGATAAAACCACAGTTCCCATAAACAACTCTGATAAAACCGTTCAGCAAAGTCTCTATTTTCTTCCTTAGTATCTTCAAATGTTTTTGGAGCAAATAATATCTTTACTATATCGAGTTCGTTAATAACTTTATTAAAATAGATAGCTAAGGTACAATCTTCTTCTACCCTGCACATAATGTCATAAAACGGAGTTCTTGCATCTCTTTTCATAATTATGCTCCTATTAATGTTTTAAACTTATTCAAGAAATATACTTGTCCTCTCCCGGTCACATAACATGTATGTTTTATGAATATGGGACTATCACCTGACACTATGGGTCTTTCCCTTACAAAGAACAATCCCATTTCGATAGCCCGCTGTGTGGGCATATAGTCATTTATGTATTTATCCTTCGACTTGCTGTATCTTTGCTTTCTGATAAGGTATTTGTTCTCTACCATCCAGTCGTAAAGCCTTATTTCTCCGATGTTATATCCGTTTTGGGTAATGAGTTTTGCGAGGTCTCCTACAAGAATGTTTGTAGCTGAGCCAGTCACGCAGTCTTTGAATATTACAGCTGGTTTTGTTTCCTCTATGATAGCCTGTTTTTCCTCTTCTTTCTTCTTTACTTCTAAAGAAAGCATTTGGTTCTTCTCGTATTGGTCCGCCCATGCCCGCGCAGACTCTGCCGGATTATTGAAATTTGGAAGTTGGGGTTGGAGAGAATAGCTCCCGGTATTAATTACTGACGGGACAACATCATCAAATATCCAACTCTCAAACTCATCAGCTTTCGGCATTTGGCTTTTGGCGGTTAGCCGGTAGATGTTACCTTCGCTGATAAACTTCATTTGCTGTGTTCTTCCCATTGAATCTATGACGTCGTGAATCACGACGCCCTGTGATTTACAGTGTCTTGCGATAGCGTCACGCGTATTTGAATACTGCAAAGAGGTTGCAATATCCATTCCGCAAAACCAAGCCTTTTCATTTTTTATAAACATGCGAACTTTACCGAATAGAGGGTGTTCGTAAACCATAATTTCGCTCGTTTCGTGAGCAGACGTACCCAATACTGCAATGTTTGTGCCGTTTAAGTAATTTCCATTTAACTGTGCCATAGATTTATTGAACTTTATTGGCATTATAGGGCTGGTAGCCTGCCCATATCCGGCTTTTCGGATAGGGCAAAGAAAAAGGCTGCCCTGTCCCATTGTTCAACCTATCCAAAGGCAGATATAGCATTAACTATACCTATGGGGGTGGCAGCCACTATATTGTAGCGTCAAACTCGCAAGCATAAAAAATGCCCGCTTATGGCAGGCTTCCGCTTGCCTTTGGATAAAAGTTGAACGCTGCAAATATACCTCTAATTTCTATAACGCCAAATAAAAAACTTAATATTTTACTTTTCTACCCCATATCATCGCGTTATACAACGAAGTGGCATACATCTTAATCTCATCCTTGCTTTCAAGGAAATCAACCTTAGAGGCTGCTATCATAGCCTCTGCATAAATCTCTTTGTTTAAAATATTATTCTCTTTCATGTTATCTGCATTTAACTTTTGTAAGTCCATACTTAGCCAACCTTAGATATATCGTCCTTACACTTACATTCAGCATCTCTGCCATTCTGCGGGGCGGTATCTTTTCTTCCTTGTACAACTTGGTAATGTTTTCTTCCGAAAGCGGGTCGACAAAAGGTTTCTTCGGCTCTGCTATCCCCATCCGTTTACGTGCTTTCGCTGCATATGCTTCATTTTGTTTGTCTTTTGTGACGTAAATAACAGTGGTCTTGTTAAGGCGTAGAGGGAATAGCCTTCTTTCCACTTCCTTGTGTTGTTCGGCAAGGCTTTCTACATCCCCGTTGACCGTAGTGTCAATCTTCTTGTATTTGTCCGGGATGCGGGAATGTCTGTCTCTGATTATTCTGTCTGCTCTTCTCATGACTTCTCTTCATTGTCTGAAAACACTAAATTTTGTACTTCTTCTTCCCATATATCTCCCTCATTTCCTTCAAAGTCAAGATATACCGTATCTTTAGGGCTTGGATTGTTGAAACTAGAAAGCAGCCCTATTACCTGCATGGGTATGGAAAGTCTTTCTCCTTGTGGTGACGGGAGTTTTATTCTCACCCGGTCACCGATTTTTAATTCTGTTATATCCATTATTTTATTATACTAAATTTATGATACCATTTATCTGCATAACTGAACCATCTTATAATGAATGATTTGCCGAAGAGGGTTGCTTTGTATAGTTTACTCATGTGTTTCTTTGTTCTTTAATTTATCAAGGAACTTGCTATCTCCCGAATAATTCACACCGATAGCCTTTTTACTTTCAACAATCTGTTCCAAAAGGGTTATAGCTTCCTTTTTTACTTCTTCTACTTCATTATAACCGCAGGCTTTATCAACCAACTGCTCCATAGTCGATTTAGGCTTGGAAAGCTGTTCTTTGAGCTTGTTTAATCTCCAGTAGCAGTAATCAATTGTGGCGATGTGCTCTAATTTACTCATGGTTGTTTTATTTCAATAACTCAATGTTATCGTGTATGTTGCCAATAACAAGACAATCTTCATTACTAAATGCTTCTCCAAAGAAGTGGAGATGTAGCCAACCTTTTTTATCAAGCGCAAATCCGGCATAATGATTACTGTACATAACCTTGCATATATCTCCGTTGCATTCAACAATATCACCTTCGTATATTTCTTCACCGTTCTTATCACATAAGCCGGTGAACTGACCAACAGTTTCAGCCCATACGTCATCGCACCGGCAGTCTTCCGGAGAATATATCTTTGCCTTGTCTGTGAGGATAAGTCCGTTTTCGTCCTTTCCGGCAGTATAGAAAAAAGAGAGAAATCCATATATCCATTTCCCCGTATCAGTACTTTTTCCTCTGAATTTTATTTCACGTTTCATAATCAATATCTTTTCTCGTTTTTAATCAATCAGTTCAAATTCATATACGAAAACATAAGGATTGGATGCCCATGTACCTTTGCCGGAGACTTTATCTATCAGTTCTGCGAATGCGTCACGAGGATCATTGTAGTCGGGTATATCTGCGTAATGGAATGAATAAAAAGGAATATCCTTTTGTCCAGCATCCCATTTAAAAATTCCTTCCTTAAAGCAATCTTCATCGGATATGTTCTGCAACCGTTCTATCTTGATGTCGGTAATGCGGATATGATGGGGCATGAGGTCAGCACGGACAAACATTTTATTTTTCCAACCGGGTGCGAATTTAGTTTTAGTATAAAATCCTATTCCGTCCCTATCATTAAGTGCAATTTCGGGATTCATCCCTAAACTTTCATAACATTGTGCAATAGCAAAAACTTCACCAACCTTGTACTTCGGCTGAATAAACATTGGAACAAAGTCATTACAGTCCTTATCATATACAAGAATCTCAAAAAGGGGGCTAACATCATCTGATTCAGTAATCCTAAAACATCCAGCAGGATTTTCTTGATATGCTTTCGGACACTTAATGATTCTTCTTGTCTGCGTCTTCCGACCATCCAATACAGCCTGGGTTAGACTGTATTTATCTGAAAAAAATATCTTCTTCATTTTATTATACATGTTTATATTCCCATTTAAAACCTCCTGCGGTCTTTGACCGACCTTTAGCGCAGTTGGTTATTGAAGTTATACATATCTTATTCTCTTTAGCGGCAGAGGTAATGTTTATATATTCCTCAATAAAATTTCCATTACAATCATATTTGATTATAGATTTTCCATTTTTATATCTAGTATCTTTATCGTCCGCAAATCTCCAAATAAAACCTATACATGTGTTGTGTTTTGGTTTTCTTAAACAACACCAATTTATTCCTGATTGAGCACACCCTAATGTTCTTGCAGCAACAGATGCAGACTCCCATTCTCTAACAATATTTCCGTTCAAATCATATTGAATGATTGGCTTACTCTTGCTTTTTGCTATTTTTTCGTTGTGACTGCCATAGTTGTTATTGTAATTCCTATCGCACCATTCAAGATTTTCAACAAAATTATTTTGTCTGTTTTCGTCTTTGTGATTGATGCAATCGAACTTTTCTGGATAGGGATTTTCAATAAATAATTGGGCGACTAATCTGTGTATTCGATATGTGTATATCTTTCTGTCTTTTTGAATGCGAATTGTCGGATAACCATATTTATTAAGATGAAACGATTTTTTCTTATGATTTTTAGAAAAACGAACATTCCCATAATTTGATACATCCAAATTGCACTCATTTAGGGTGATTGATTTCCAAATCTCATTGAACATTATCTTCTTCATTGTATCTTTTTTTTAACTCTTTCAAAACAATCTCCACACCTTTATCCAGTCCTTTCTTGTAACCGGATACATGCTCACCTATGTTGTAAACCAAGCATCCTGCAACGATAAGAATAACTCCTACAGTCCTATGCCAATAGAGAAAGGATACACTGAACGGTGAGAATGTCAGTCGGAAGTGACCGATGAATAATGCTGATATGATGAGTATCGCAAGAGAAAATATTAGGTTTGCTTTCATAATTATATACTCTTATTTGTTAATCATTAAACAAATCAACAGCTTTCGCAACCCAATACCATATCACGAAATAAAAAGCGTATTTGGCTAATCTTTCGCAAGCTTGTGAAGGCTCTAACCCGGCAATGAAATTCCACGTATTGTACTCATATACACAAATTAGATATGATATAACGATAGCAACCAGTATATATATAAATCTTCTCATAATCATATAAGTTTTAATGCTTCTTGTATCCCGGCTTCCAGTACTTCCTCGTAGCTTTTATAATGCACCAAAGGTCTGCCGGATAATCCTATCGAGCCATGGTTCGGAATTGTCAGTATATCATATAACCAATAGTCTCTATATATATAGGTTATTTCAATATGTAGGTTCTTGGTTTCACGCAGCCACTTTTGGGCGATATACAATGTTGGACACAAAAATTCAACTGGTTCGTCATCTATTTCCGTACAACACGACATACTTTGCGGAAGGTCATATTTTGTAATAACCTTATTGCGGCCTATTAGGTGTTCACACTTCCAATTGAAGCCCTTATCTTTCAGCTGCTTCGCAGTCTCTAATGTTACAAGTTCTTCGGTCATGGCTATTGTTTTTTCAAATTAATAATCTTCGTTTCGTAGTTGTCAAGCCCCTTTTTATGGGTACGGATAATCACTATACTATCATTGAGATAAGTCACGCTTCCCTCACTTGTACGGTGTTCTATAGGGTATTCTCCAGAGTTATTGCACCCGAATAGTGCAACTGTTGCCAAAATGATAATTATTTTCTTCATACTTTAAAGTGTTCAATCAGTTCGTTTACGGTAGCCTTGTGGTAATTGTCAATCTCAAAATCATTAGGCACCCCATAGAAATCCATTCCAGATAAACCTCCATCAGAGCCATCCCGGTATATACCCCAATCGCCCTTACCATTAGTGAATAATTGATTGTTGTCTGTATCATCCCTTAATGCAGCGATAGCTAGGAAAAGTTCTTCGTTGGTTCCGCAATCAACACTATCGGTTTCGTCAGGATGTGGAATGTTACTGAAAAACTCAACACTATATAGACTGTGTTCGGGTTCAGTGAAAATACATAAATCTTCGTTAAGTTCCGCCCCAAACAATCTATATCCCAACTTCTCCAACTTCTTCCGAAGCTCCGGTGTATTCTTTCTTATGAAACACGGTGTTGTAAATCCCATAGTTATTCCTCCTTATCTATTTTTGATTATTTCTCCAGCGTTTTTAGGTGTTTCACGATAATAAGATGTAACAGTTACTTTGCCACGCTCAACAAATGCTTCGCAACCAATAACGGCACAAACAGCATTAAACTCATGACACACAGATAGCAGTGAACATCTTTTACAGTTAATTTTATATTGTACCGCTTCATGCAGCACTCCGTCTATTATTATTCCGTTCTTTACTTCCATGATTACAACGTTAAGATTATATTGGTTTTTATATGCTCTATGGGGGAAACAGCTAACGCAGATTTATCATTTTCTCTGCATATATAAAACATGTTGCTAACTTTTAAACCCGTTTCGGTTTCAAGTTTTTCCAGAATATGAGCTATCTCCATTTCGGCTTTCGCTTTCTTGTTTTTTGCTTCTTCTATATCCATGGTTATTTCCCTTCCAATTTCTTTATTAGTGCATCAGCCACCCTCAAAGAGCCTATTGCAATATCATCATAAGTTTCACTGTCATCGTTTATTCCTAAAGCAATACAATACCCTTGCATAGCGGATTTTGCCAATTCATATCTACGTTGTTCCCAATCAATATTATCAGACCTTTCTTGAAGTATTTCAACCTCATCAAAACTTAATTCAATAGGACTCCCGTAACTATCACACTTGTCAAGTGTGACACGTGCGTAATCAGAAATATTGATAATTTCTCCAGTCTCTTTTATTCTCGCTTTCATTATTTACCCTTCTTTTCAACATATCCGTTTTTAATACACCAGCACAGCATCTCGTAGGCTGAATTAATAAGTTCCTTACTCTCTGTCAGGTTTAATATAGAACGCGAATAAGGCTCCATATATAAACATGTTCCGCTATTTGCAAGCTTCTGTAAGGTTAGTACATGTGTGCCAATAAAACAAGGCAGCTTATCGAGAATGTCCTGCAAAGTGTAAGTTTCATGATAATAGTCGTAATTCGTATCGGCATCCGGAGAGGTTACAACCATGTTGTCTGAATCTGATTCATTCCACTCAAAACACATGCTTCCATCGCTTGTATCCAGCCCAAGCTCCTGCAAATGTTTCATCTGTTCGACTGATAATACTTGTTTTGATTTCATAGTTTAGTCCTCCGTTTCTGTTTCAAAAGTGTTGTATTCAATATCGGCATTACTAACGCATTTGGGCATGTTCTTATCCCGTTCTTCCTTACTCAAATAAAGAAATATATCTTCGTCTGGATTGGAAGAATAACTATTCCCGTTCCAGACTGTTCTAATTATTCCATATATCTTCATATTCAATCTCTTTTCTCCTTTAACGCATAAGAAACAACACAGCAGCTACAGCCCAACCGGACAAAGCCATCATGTAAAATATGAATTTTGTATAACCAATCCATTTAGCTTCTCGATTGAATTTATTTATTGCTCCTTTTAAGTCTCCGAACCGTTCTTCAATGTTCCACATCACATTTTCTTTGACAATTTTCCTGAATCTCTCCCGTACATTCTCTGGAATGTAGAATCTGTCATCTTTATAGAAGAAATATGTAGAACAATTAATATGACAGTAGTCATTATAGTCCCCAGTATCTATATTGATTGTTATTTCTGCCACGCCTTTTTCTTTCCATAGGTCAATGGCGCGTTTTTCAATTTCTTTCTCATTGAGCTTGGCAAGGTCCGCAAGCTTGCTATACTCATATTCGTCTAACTGTACAATCTTTCTCATATTTAATCTCCTTTCTCCTTAATCCGTTCCAGTACATCCTTGTTGGCTTCGAGTATCTCATCGAAAGAGGGGATGGGAAACCATGCAACAACATCATCTATCACTTCATCATAAGAACCGCCATCCTTTTTTATCCATTCGTCTTTAGATGAAAAATATGCTCTAAATACATCGCCATTCGTAACCATTACAATACAATCATCTGACGAGTCATAACCAGCCTTGTCTTTAACGCTTATCCAAGGCGATTGCTTTGACTGCCAGTCTGCACCTTTCTTAAAAGCCCGTAATGCAACCGATTTTGCCAATGCCTTGATAGCTATACTGTCTCTTTCATCATAGGCAAGCTCTGCATCTTTATTATATGTACTTTCACTCCAATGAGTGCGGGCTGCTTCTTCTACTGTCTGTTTCATAACTTATCCTTATTGAATGTTCTGATTTATGTAGTTCACAATCTTTTCCAACTTGCTTGAAGCAAAATTGGTTTCATGATTTAATCCTCCATATTAGGTAGTAAATCTTCGATGTAAGCAAATCTATCTACCTCACCCCAAAGACTTTCGATTGTCAGATCAGTGAGGTTATCATATACCTTGAATTTGCCGTTTTTGAATATAACCAAAGCTGTTTTTTGCGCTTTATACGTTCGATTGTTACTATGCCATACGCTATTGATACGCCATTCAGAGCCGTTTTCAAAACCAAGAGCAATAAATTCCTTAATATCGGAAATACTGCCCGGAACTCCGCTTCTTCCGAATGAATCAATTACTGATTTTGCAAATTCTTTTGCTGTTTCTTTTACTGTCTGTTTCATAATCAATGACTTTTAATTTTCTTATATTTACCACATGCTAATATTAAATTTCCACTTTTGTGTAATTACTAAAATCACAATACAAGTATTGACACCAACCACCGAAGCGATATTTATCATTTAGATACCTACATTGGGAAGTCCACTTACTCTTTGTAATAATCTCGTACACCGTTCCTTTATGGATGAAAAGGTCGCCGACTTTTAAATTGGAAAGTTTAACTGTTTTCATTGGCACATTCTGCTATTCGCTAAAATCTATCTTCCCTTGTAGCACTTCCTCTGCATAATATTGGTCAAAAGACTTGTCACTAATCCACCAATTAAAACCGAATTCTGCATTGGTAAAGTTACGATTGAGATACCCGGCATCAATGAGCTTTTGTATGGTCTGAATCCATTTACGTTTTACATGGGGGAAGCGTTGCATATCCCTTATCTTCTGACGATAGTTCGACATCGGGCAAAGAATGCAGCCAATCCGTTTATATCCCTCATCATATAGCTTGCAGTGTGGTACTTTCACCACCTCATTCAGGAACTCCAACACATCACGTTCCGTCCAATTGATAATTGGAGAAACAAGTATCTTGTCCTTGCCTTTCACGCATGTTACCATCTGTTCTTTGTGTTCGCTCCACTGGTCGAAATTCCCGCTGAACTTATGGGAACTGATTTCGATTTCCTCACGCTTGCTCCGTCTTGTGCTTTCCTGCTTGCGGATTCCAATCAGCGTAACCTTTCCTGCACCGGATGTTTCCTTGAACTCGGCACAACACCATCTTATCGTTCTTGTAGGCAATAAGTGCTTTTTCAAAGCCATGTAGTAAATTGACATCTTAGGCTTTATCAGCTCCACATCCGGATAATTCCGTTTCACAAAGCGAATAACCTCTGGCGGGTCTATACTTGTAAGGTTCATGTGAGCCTTGAATTTTACTCCTGCCAGTTTTGCAATATGGTATAATGCCTGACTATCTTTTCCGCCGGAGAATGCCAAATAGAATCCATTCTCCGGGTCAAGTTCCAATGCCATTCTTTCACTCTTGCGAAGCAAGGTTATTGAATAATCTATTTTTGACTGTAAATTCATTTGTTTTCCTTTCTTTTATTCCGTTCCCGATTGTCTTCCGAAACACACATCTTGCACCATGATGTCTTTGTTCAGAACCACTCTTCATCCACTCCGACCTCTACCGAAAGCCAGTCCATGAGGAGGGTTATAAGGTTATAAATAGGTTTCATCTCACTAAACTTTTATCGCGTTGGCAATATTATCCGCATCCGACAGCTTTCTTACCAGCACATCAAACGCTGCTGTACACCGCTCTGTGTTCATATTGACCGTTTTCCCGATTTTCAAACAGTCGGAAGCAAGGTTCATCATCCTTGCCACATTTGAAAGCTTCAAATATTCCAACGTGAACCCGTTGAACCGTGCATCTTTCTTCCGAAGCTCTTTAATCCTTTCGTCAAACTGGATGCAGGCGTAATCACACAATGTCCTTGCAAGCTCGAACCTTGCAATCTCTGCGGAATGGGATATGCCGTTATCGTCGAGAACCTGCTTGAACTGCCAATACAGCATATCCACGTGCTTGTTCACTTCTTCCGTGTACTTGTCGTTGCAGTTGGCGAAAAACTCGCTCCGGTCTGAACCGATAACGCTGTTTACAGTACGCTCGTATTCCTTTCTTGCCTTATCGGCATCATTCAAATACCGCTTGAATGCCTGTTTGTAATAAGGCGTTCTCTTCATCGCATGCAGACACTCGATAACCTGCCCGCAACAGATGTCGTTCGTGAGCAATATGTTGTAGGTGCACAGAACTACAAGGCTCTCATACTTGTTGATTATCTGATTTGCCGTGTCGGTAGTCATTGCCTTGTCTGTTCTGCCTTGTTCATATTCTTGTTTCTGCTCTCTTTTGCAAGTTCATCAATCATGCGCTGATACTTCCTTGCCACCAACGGGCAGCGTATGCGCATTGCATTGTCACGCTGCCACTCCAATTGTTCGATTTTCTTTTCAATCTCTATGTCCATGATTATTTACCGTTTGTTTCTTATTTGGATAAACCCTCGTTTTTCGCATTCCTTCAACAGTTCCATATCTTCATCCCTTATATCGCATGGCGTCTCATGATTAACACTCATGTAATCCGATATGCCAAACTTTTTGCATATATCATAGTAAAAGCGTCTTTGCCTGCCTCTTGTCGTCCAACATATTGTAAGTCTCATACTTTATTGTCAAATTTATGCTTTCGCCACTACTTACGTAAACTGATACTACATACACGATTTGCCGCTCGTTTCATGGCTTCTGCATCTCCACTTTCCACAAGCTTACGTTCACGTTCAAGATACTCGATATAGGAAATTCCGTTGCTACCGCGCTCTTCTATCTCCTTTTGGCGCTGTAGTCGGTATTGCTCACGTTCGTAACGCTCAATGTCAATGCGGCGTTCCTTGATATAGTCAAGCATAGCGCTTGTAATCTTCATCGGGTCTATAGCTCCATAGAATCGTCCGTATTTCCCAGACTTAAACCGTGCAATGAAAAAGCATATCTCAGCTGCATTGATGTAATAATACTCAGAAATAAATATCTCTGCTAACTCATTAAGCTGCTCCTTAGTAATCTTGGTAGATACCTCTGCGAAGTCATTGAGTGTACCGAATTGAATTTTCAACCATTCCAAAGGGGTCTCATCTCCATAAGTCGAAGCCAATAGCCCTAATGTAGGTATGGAAAAATTCATGGCTAAATCGGAGTGAGTCGCCTTACACCTAACAATTTTGAACTGCAAATCTGGATTGTAATCAAGTATGAATTGTGCAGGGTCAGGATATTTATTCAATAACGCCCTCTGCTTCAAGTTCCTTTCTTTTTTTTGCGGCAGCTTCTCTGACTGTTGTAGCGACTGCAAGAACTGAATCACGTTTTCGCTGCTCGCTATTCTGTTGATTTTTACTAAGTCTTTCTCCATTGTAATTGCCTTCTAAAATCTTAATGAAATTTGTCGGTCTGAATATCCAGTCGAAATCACAATGCCAGTTTTGGTTATTATGCCCCAAAAGAAATGCTGATTGAGAAACATTGTTGAAAACAGTCATAATAGCCTCTTTCCCATATTCTGCGACTCTTGCTTTTACGGCTTTCTTACGTTTATCAGTCATTATTGTCACCTTTGGGAGCTTTCCACCAAACATTTTGTTGAACGTATCCATAAGAGCATTATAATTTATCTTATCGCCCTCGTTGCTTTCTGGTGATGTGGATTCCCCTTTTTGGGGGGCATAGGGGGGATACTCTTCATTCTCATTTTCATTTACATTCTCATTATTAATTAGGTTATTGTTTGGTTCTTCTTTGGTTTGGTTTTGGTTCTCTTTTGGTTCCTGTTTGGTTTGGTTTTGGTTGTAATTTAGTTTTTTCCTTCCACCTTTTTTACCGTTCTCAAACCTCTGATTATTAATGTCTATTTGTGATTTTGCCATAGCAAGCATCGCTTTCGTAATCGGCTTTAGTTGTTCAGTAGTTTCTCCATATAAGCCATACTCAATTATGGCTGTGAGAACGTCTCCCTGAACATCTCTCGGCAGATTCTTGATTGCTTCCCACCAGCTACTGTAAAAAACAAAACTATTTCTCATGATTAAATAGGTAAATCCGGTATTCTGTCTTCAAAATTATCGCACTCTTCAACCTCATTAGGCATAGGCTTTTGGGATATGCTAAATATCAGCTCTCTTTTCTCTTTACTGAACGTTCTGACTTTTGGATGATACATTACCTTGTTGTCTATATCGCATATAAATCTGCGGCGAGGTCTTACACTTGGAGTGAACTCATCATAATCACATTCATCAGGTTTATCGTTATATTCTATATCCTCTACTGTGAGGTGCTTGCATCCTATACAATAAGACCTATTAACGGGGTTTCTCTTACATTTATCCTCATGTAACGTCATAGCTCCTTTATTGAGTGATATTTTATTGCAGTGTTCGCAATGGTACACTGTTCTTACGTCTGTTTTCATTTTTAGTATAATTGATTAATGTTAGCATGATATATTAGCCTCACGAACTAAGTTTGACGCAATATTGAATACTTTGTCAAGGAAATGGTTTCTTTCTGCAATTTCAAGCTTTGATTCGTCACGCCTTACTTTCTTATAGTTGTTTATTGATATGCGATATAGGTAATACAATTGGTTATATATCTTGTGATACACATCCCGAGTAGAAGTATTTGTCGCCTCTGCGTATCTATTTACCAATTGTCGGATATTGTCTCGTATCGACAATTGAGGTATTACTTCCGGTGATAACGATAAAGATAAAAGCAGCTTCCCATTTTCTTCCCGCTCTTTCTTCATTGCCGCAATTTCATTCTCTACATTTGAAAGTCTGCGTTCTTGCTCAACCATTAACTTTGCTTGCTCAAGAAGAAATTCTGCACCAGAAAGTTTTTTGTTTTGTTGTTCTTTCAATGCTTTCTCCATTGCGTTGAAAGCCGCGATATATTCTAATTTGAATTTAAGAGCCTTCTTGCCATTAAAACCCATTGTCAAAAGAGTAAACCCATCCCGATTCATTATAAATATCGGATATTCTTGCTTGTTTTGCTCATTAATATAAGTGCTCTCTACAAACATGGGGGTATCACCAATTTCGGACATACCCTCTATAAGAGTTCTTATATCACGCAAAACATGTTGATGTTCTTTTCCAAACTTTTCAGCTATCAATAAGCTGTTGGTTAATACTTGGTCATTCTGACCTTTAAAAACTAATTCATTCATAAATATTATTGTTTATTTTTAGATTTTGCTCAATAGAAAAGTTTCTCTCCCTTTTTTCGGAAAGTGAGGTAGCCCGACAAAAGGCTACCCAACACGATAAGTATTTCAATCATGGCTGTTACTTCTTGACTATTCCCGTTTTTCTGTATTCCGCCCACTTATCGTACTGCTTCGTCTTTACGAGGAAAGAGAAGCACGAGCATTTTAATTCAATCTCCCTGCGTTCGCTCCATCTTGTCCATTCGAGAAGTTTTTTCGTAAACTCCAATTCCTTTTCAAGCTTTGCGATTTTCCGCTTGTCGGCTGCACTTGACTTGGCAACCTTTGGTGCAATTTCGTTCACCTTGTGAAAGACTTCACGGTACACGTCAAATACGGGGCGAACTTTGCGGGCGATAAAGTATTCTAAGCAGGAGACGGAGAGGTGGTATTCTATTGTTGGTCTGCCGCCTTTGGGGTTTTCCGCTTTTTGGCGCAAAACTTGATAATCAATGTCTTGGATGAATATTTCAGAAGTTAAAGCCCTAACAGCTTCTTGCTTCCTTCCATATACCAGCATCCATACATCATCAAGATTTACGGGATATTTTTCCTTTGATTTGGATAGATTAAGTACAGCAATAAAATACTTTCTGATTTCATCATTTGTACTTTTTAAAGATAAGAATGTCGCTTTCTCGTTAGCAACTAACGTAGATTGTGGGGTACATATTATTCGCCCGTTCTCTAATTCTAAGTTTCTTGGCATTGTGATTAGAATTTGAGTTATGTATAAAAAGAAAGCTGTCCGCTTCCCTGTTTTCCGCCAAGAAACACTACTATCTGCAAAGATACATAGTTCACAAGGGAATACGAACAGCCTATATTTATAGATATAATCTGTCGAATGGATATAAAAAATCCATGCATCTAAGCTAATAAAGATGTTTTCTTGGCGGGAAAACACCGCAAAGATACTAACTCAAACCAAAATGCCAAAGGAAAAATCAAATTTCTTTCAAATAATCAGTTACCACTTCTATAAACTCGTCAAGTGACCGGACAACGACATATTTAGCGCCGATACTTTCAAACTCCTTTTGATAGGCTTTCTGATTCTCCGACTGCCTGCCTGTTTTAGTCTTTAATTCCACCCCACAGAAAGGATAAAACTTATTCGGTATAAGAAGTATCAAATCGGGGAATCCTGCACGAACGCCCATCTGCTTGAACTTTGCTGCTTCGATTGCGTTGCGCTTTCCTCCATTAGGAGCATGAACCAGCCTTTTCTTCCATTTGGGATATTTCAAGTCCCAATATTTAATTATAGATTTTTGGAGAGAATCTTCTAAATGTCTCATATATATTTTACTTTAAGTTCAACATCCACCGGCTTATCTTTCATCATGGAGAAAGCATCGAGTATCCTCTCCTTAGTCAACTGGATAGGTCGGGTCATTATTTCACTCTCTATGTTTTCCAATGGTATCTTCTTTCCGTCATAAGTAATAAGAACCGCAGAAGTTATTACGTAAGGACTCATGTCTTGTATTGTTTCTTTATCTGCCTTGCAATCTTCTTGTTCAACTTGCTTAGACGCTCTGCCTGCTTGCTGTCACCTCCAAAATTATGAATGTCTGACTTTAGGTCTGCGATAAGCTTCTGAATGATTGCACCTTCGGATTTGGTTATTGTAAGTTTCATTCAAGTTTTTATTTAAATCCCCATTCCTTCATGTAGTCAATGTTTTCAGGAAATCCCTCTACTGATTTAGGACTAAGGAATATTTTCTCACTCTTCAATGAAGTACCTCCCCAAACAGTAGCAGGGCATTCTTCATATTCTTCTTTAGAAACTTCACTTACATTAAAATGGGGTTGGAAGCCATATCCCATTACGCTTTCCCCTAAGTAAGTACCAAACTTCTTTAAAGCCCATTGAAATGCAATATCTTTATATAGGTAATGTTTAGAAAACACAGCCACATATATTTTATGAGAGAAATTTCCTGTTTCTGTTAAGTCAGGATTACATCTGATACAGAAATACTTAATACGTGAAAGTATTTCTTCAACAAACCTTTCATGCTTTTCGCAATCTTCTTTCGTTAAGAACTCTTTCCCGTCATTTGCAATGTAAATAGTCTTGGTAATTTCTTTTGTTTCCATGATGTTTTTTATTAAAGCCCCGAAGCGTATTCTCCGGGGCACAACCATTATTTACTAACCCTTGCCATTTATGTGTGGCTCACATTTATGAGGTGGTAGCAGGACTTGCACCTGCATGATAGGAGTTTTTCTTGGACTTTCACCAAGTAGTTTATTCATTGACATTGCGGTCTATTCGGCATTACCCGTTATTAACTCAGTGGTTTGAATTTTTTTTTACGGCTAACCGTAACACATTGACTTACCAACCTATCTATAAGAGCTTCACTTTAGCGTCTCTCGTTGTTCCGCCATACCACCATTTTTGCCCGCCCAATCTTCACAGACCGGACAGGCAGGTTAACAAATAGTTCCCGGATAGGCGGTCAAGCCACACCGGGATAGTTAACTGTTAGCTGAAATTAAATCACTTAACCCGAACCTTTCACGGGACTTCTGCGTGAGCAGAGGGCTTTCGGTTAATTATATCAAGTCTAAAATCTTTGTCTTTGCAATAGCGTCCAGCTTCATATCTTGAAGCCCCTGTTTCATGTATTCCGCTGCCTTTTTGTTGGCATCGTCCATGTCTTTTGCAGCTATTAGAACACAATACTTGTTCTCTTTTTCTTTCCCGTTGTCGTCTACGAAAATCTCAACAAGAGTAACCTTATAGAAGAACTCATCTTCCTGTTTCTCATTAACAATATCACGTATCTTACTCCGGCTGATTGCGAAAACATCACACTCACCGTTGTATAGCTCATTGCCTTTCAATTCCACATGACCGAAAAGCTCATCATCAGTTATGTAATGTTCGGTGACTTCCTTTTCATCGCCTTTCTCGTTAACCTTGTTTACTTTTAGCTTAAATTCGTACAGCATGATATTATATGTTTATAGGTTACACATCAGAACGGGAGGTCGTCTTCCCCGTCGGTCTGTAGGGATGGTGCATCCACCGTAGCCGCAGCATTCCCGGAACCCTCAAACTCATAAGGCTTGAAGTCGCCCAGGTAAACCTTTGACTTGGCTTCTGCTTCTGTCTTGTTCGCATCCTTATACTGCTTTGATAAGTATTGTTTGCAGTAATGGGTATTGCCGTATTGGCTCGGCTCTCTACGCTCATTAATATTAACGTTAAGATAGACGGCTTTTGCTTTCAGGTTCTCGTCCATACTTACATAAAGGTCGTTTTCTTCTATCGGAATGACAACGCATTTCTTATTCTTGATTGTTGCTATGCCCGCTTTTTCGAGCTTTAGCAAATTTACGCTTCCGGTTAAATTCATTTTCTATTCAATATTTGATTAATGATTTTGTTTGCTTCGGTTATCCGTCTCTCAAATTCAGCGATTACGGCATCGTCCCTTGTTATCTCTACAATGTGAATGTTGTGTTTCAAGAAAGGGCAGAAAACGACAAAATCAGCTTTGCTCAATCCTGTACAGGACATCTCCGCTTGTACTTGGTAGAAGTATAGAGGATTTACTGATTTAAGCGTATCGTTATCCTTAACCTCATTTATATACTCCATGAACTTTTTGGGAGTTGGGCATTTTATTTCCACCACCTTTCTTAAGCCGTCTTTAATCGCTATGCGGTCGGGAGAAGCGGAGAAGTAAGGTATTGTAGGGTGCTGTATACTTTCGCACTCTTCAAGTTCGCATCTTGTGACAAGCTGGTAACGTTCGGCGGCAAAATCTTCATTTTCGTGTCCGAACTCTATAAACTTGTTGTTGATACTTACCTGGTTTTGGTATATCTCAAACAGATAATCATCTTCAATATACTTAGGGAGTAGGTTTCTTTCTGCTGCGACTTCATATATATATGAAAAGGCTGTCTTCCCAAACAGCTCCCCTTTCTTTCCGCTTGTCATTAAGTCCCCGATGCGACTTCCCGTAAAGTTCCCCAGGCGTTGGCGAAGCCATCCAAAACTACCCTGTTCAATCATTTTGTCTCAGTATTAAATAATTCGCCTGTATTTTCATCGACAACTTCCGCTTCCTGCAAAGCCTCTTTCATTGCATTGCGTCTGGCTTCCTCATTGTCGGGATTATCATTGTACGACACTTCGGCTTCGTCTATGTCGGTTTCTGTCAGGTTATCTTTTATAATAGCCTGGTCGAATGTTTGGGCGCGTTGCATTTCAATACTTAAGATACCAAACTTAGAAAGTAGCATTTTTAAAACTGTCTTCTTTGCCATAGAGTCAAAGTCGGTAGACCATATGCCTGTGCCGCGTTTATACGTTTGTGAAAACTTCCTTCCGTGTTTTTCGCAATCTTCCTTGCTCATATAGAGAAACTTCTCAAAACCGTTGATGAGACTGAAATAAGCCATATAGCCTACTATCTTATCAGAAGAGCGTTCTCCAAATTCATATTCTCCGGTAAATCGGTTCGACTTCTTTATCTCCCCCTCATATATCTCATTTACGTTTATTGTCTTATATTGACCGCTACGCATAGCAAGTTGAACAAAACCTCTCCAGCCCATTTGAAATTGCGCTTGATTACCGTAAGGGACAACGTAAGCAAATCCGAGATTGGGATTGATAGGTAAATCTAAAGTAGCTGCTACCACAGCGGCATTCATGATAGACTGTGGTTCTGCCTTTTGAAGCAATGTATTGCTATTGGCAACCGCTACTATCGAACTGATAAATCCCGGCGCTTTCTTTCCGAGAATTTCTTTGAAACGTGCTTTCACATTGTCATTCGCAAGCATTGATTTAAGCTGCGGGATTGTCGTTATTGTACTCATTATAAATGTTTTTTTAGTTTAACAATATCTTGATAGCCCTTGACTAACGCAAAGAAACATACTTTCGTCTTCGAGTTCTTCAGGTGTATAATCATATTGATTACATTCGGGTTCTGCGCGCAACTCCTCAATGTCTTCCTCTATAAGCTGAATGATTTCTTCTTTTGAAGAATAGCCGTATTTGGGAAGATATTCCAAATCACAAGCTTTGACTTCGTTCAGCTCCTTGTACAGTTTTTCAAGTTCATTTTCCATTGTATTGTGTTTTTAAACCGCCCGTACAAGGTTAAAGGGAAGCGGTGCGCACTTCGCTTCTCTCACGGCTTTTAGTACGGTAATAGCTCTGACCTTTTCTGCGGCTGAATTTGGTTATTTATATCTCCATTTATAAGAACCGGCTGATGCTCTTTCCCCTCTTGCGCATGCTGCTATAGTTCCTTGATTTATTTTAGTAACTCTGGAAGCCTCTCTTGTGCTTCCGTATTCTTGAATTGGCACTCCTGTTAAACTATATTGTATTATAACTTTAGATGAATGATTTAGACTGCCGAATCTGCCTAAATTAGGAGTTTTTTTTAACCCAATTCTATATGCGTGTTTTTGATTATCAGAGGAAGAACACCATTCAAGATTTTCTACTTTATTATTAAATTTATTACCGTCTCTATGATTAACTTGTGGAAGATTATTAGGGTTAGGAATAAAAGCTTTAGCTACAAGCCTATGTATAGTGAATCTATTCATTACACATTTTCTACTAAGACTAATATTTAAATAAAGAGAACAACTATTAGGCTTTAAAATTTTACTATGAACATGTCTTACTCCATTTATATGGTTTACATATCTGCTCACAGATTTTACTCTACCTAAACTGGATATTTGATATATCCCTTCATATCCAATTATATCTTTCCAAATTTCTTGTTCCATAATTTATTTTTAAGAGGAAGGAGACAAGGGCAGACGACCTTTGTATGCTTATCCTATCTGGATGTCTTTCCAAATGTCAATAAATTGTTTTGCCGAATATTCCGCAAGTTCGCGTGTTTTATAACAAAGGCGAGACCCGCTACCCGCAGCCGCACACGCATAATCGTAATACGAAGCGCAGAAAGCGAAAGAGGAAGGAGACATAATGAAATAGGGATAATACTTGTTCTCATCCGAGTTATCCCAGTCTGCTTTCCAGCCTTCATTCAGAGCTTCCGTAATAACTTCCATTTTATATAACGCAATGAAATGCCTGCGCATGTCTTTGGGTAAATCTGAAAAATCAGGGACACCTTTTCTTCCTGTTTCTTCCATTGCGTCTTCAAACGTTTTGATTCTATCCATTACGTTTTGATTGGCAAATATTTCTTTGCCGTATAGATTTTCAAGCATCTGCTTTCCTTTATTGTCCGCTTCTCTCCAAGCCTTTAAAGCGTTCTTTTTATCTACATTTAAAGTCATAATTGTAAGTTTATAGGGTTATAGAATAAATTGTTTCCACAAATCAATGAATTGCTTCCCGCAATAATTGGAAAGATTTTCGCTTTTCAAACAAAGGCGAGACCCGCTACCCGCAGCCGCACACGCATAATCGTAATACGAAGCGCAGAAAGCGAAAGAGGAAGGAGACCCATTAGGCTTGAACCACGGATACCAGCGTTTCACGTTAGCATTGCATACATTAAGTTTCTGACCTCCATTTAGAGCTTCCGTAACGATAGCCAGCTTTTGATAAGCAATATCGTGTTCCGTCAAGCCTAACTCCAATAGCTTTTTCTCATCGAGTGGTTCCCTTCCCAACTCGTGGCAAGCATCAAGGTAGGTTTTCACTCTTTCTGTAACGTCTTGTGAAAAGAAATCCTTTCCAAAAGATTCTTCCAATACTGTTTTTAATTCTTTTGAACCGCTCCGATATAGTTCACGGGCTTTTTGTTCACTTAATTGTAATGTTTTCATATGATTGTTATTAATTGGTTTCAAGAAAAAGCCGGACTATCTTCACAGACCGCCCGGCTACGACTAAACAAATACTTCATCTGTAGTGAAGATGTTGCGACACCCGGACTCGAACCGGGACGAGTTGTCAAGCTCCACACATCTAAGATTTGACATTCCTATCATAGAGTGCTGCGTCTACCATTCCACCATGTCGCAGTGTTTCCCGACCAGCACGTGGACGGGATTTGAAAAATACTCTAATTAACTCCTAATGCAAGGTTATGCCTCCACGGGGTTATCGTACTTACTATATTCTGATAAGATATACTCTTTTTCTTCATAATTTAAGGAATACGCTTTATCCATGAATTTTATTGCCATGTCCTCGTTGTTATCAGAAAGCGGATAGTAGTCGGAAGCAAATTTGTAAACTAACCATTCTAATCTCTTGTATTTTGCCTTGACTTCTTTAAGTCGGCTGTGTATTTCCGAAATAATTTCCGAAGCTTCGCCTAACTGCACATCATATTCCTCTTTGTCTTTCTGGGCTTGCTCTTTCAGTACCTTGTTCTGCGCCAAAAAACCGGAAATTTTGGTATAGAGTTCTTGGGAATACACAAAATCTGAATTGACAGAGAAATCGGGGCTGTTGGAATAAGAATATTTCTCTTTCTTGACAAGATACTTATAATCACTTCCTGTTTTACTCCAATCATATTCAACCTTACGCAGAGTTTTTGCATTTCGCAATGCTTCTGCAACCGCATTCGCTTCTTCTATGCTTGTAAAAGCAAAATCTCCAAGAAATGGAATGGTGAAAACTTTCAAATCACCCGGTTCAATATCAAACAGTTCAGGAGCCTGCGGCCTATCCATGATTTTAATGCCTTCCTCCATCATCCGGAGTTTTATCATTTTCTGTACATCTTCATCCGTTAATGCAAGGATTTCTTGCTCGGTCATTTCTGTAATTTTTTTCATATTGCTTGTTTTTTAAAATGAGTACTATCTGTTTTATCGTTCCCGTGAGCGTTCCGATGTTAAGCCTTACCACTCGCCTTAGGGTGAGCCACGGGATTATATATAATAAGCGTGTACGGGCGCCTTTCATTACCACCGCATACTTTATACCGATTTAAGACTGTATCGGACGCTTATGTTGTCTTTATGACCTTTGTCTCTTGCGATACGGACGCCCAAACCGCATACTCTTTACCGTAGGACATTTCGGTGCGAAGAGACAATCACGATAACCAAGCCTATACGGAGTCCCCGCGTTTCCGCTATCCGTAATCCTCGGTTATATTGAAATAAGTCTAAATATCAAATACTTAAACCTTATTTCACATTCAATACGTCAAAGAACTATGTATTTTGCTCCCTCTGCACGACTCGAACGTGCGACCTTCGCTAACCGGAAATTACCGGATACTAAACCTTCGAACAAGTAACCATAGCGATGCTCTGCCTGTCTGAGCTAAGAGGAAGGAGCGTTGTTCACACAACGCGGTTTTAATAGTCAAGACTGTCGTAATACTGCTTGTTGTTCATATATTCAGATACTACCGCCGACCGTGAGCTGTCGTTTATCCGGCTTCTGATGAAGTCATACTTATCGGAACTCATGCCAGATAATACATCATCGTTGTATTCTACACGGCTGCTGTATATACATCCCGCCATTATTGCTATTATTAGAGCAATCCGAAGAAGAAGAGAAGTGATTCTGTTTAAGCTATAGGGTTTCATCTTTCCAAATATTTAATCAATGCCGATTTCTTAAATCGAAGAAGTCTACCGTTTTTTGTATGAGGAATATTAGATATATTGTTATACAAAGTACCAACACTGCACCCAAGAATATTAGCAGCCTCTCCTACCCCAACCCATTCATCCGAACATTCAATCACTGTTTCCTCTACAATCCTTTTCACGTCCTTGCGCATAAGTTTGTACAGTTCTTCTGCTAATATTCTTGCTTCTGTGCGAGTCATAACTTTTTAACGGCTGTAATTGTAATTTCCCATGTTTTCGTATTAATAGACACCTTATATCTCTCTACATCCGGTCTTGGGTCTGCTAACGCGGCTCTATAAGCAACAGCTCTCGCTGAATCGCAAGCTCTGTAATCACTTAGACGTACAGTAAGCGAAGTCCCTGGTTTAATCTTCAAAATATCTTCTCTTGTTATTTTCATATCATTTATTATATAAATTTTCTCATTTTATTTGCTTTTATATAGAAAATACACTATATTCGCCGATGTAAAAACAAAAGATAAGCGGCTTTTATAGTTGCTTCTGTTTTTTATGCCTTGTTGCTGTCGTTCTTTCGTTCTAAGAACACTGCAAAGATAGTACATTTATTTTGTACCAAAAAGAAAAGGTACAGAAAATATGTATGTTATAAAACATGTTTAGCCAAGACATAAAAACATGTCTAAAAATTGGTCTTTGAAATGTTGTACAATCGGTTATTATTCGAATTTAAAGGATAGCTGTACTTTCACTTTTTTAAACCTGTCATTTGGAAGGTTGTGTAATCGGACTATATCATTCATGGAGTTTGTACATATGGAGTCAACCATTTCATTGTATTTGTCTCCATCATGTCCTTTTACTCAGCGAAAACATACAGAGCTAAGTGTCTTTACCCGTTCGTTGTATTTGATTATCAAATCTGTGTTTTTCTTCGGCTTCCAAATACCAGAAAAGACGTTGATTGCATATTTGCTGTCTGAATACACGGTTAGGTCAGAACCTTCGGGGACGGAACAAACAGCGCTTATGATAGCAAGCATTTCCATACGGTTATTGGTCGTATAAAGAAAGCCCTTTGAAGCGGTTTTTACAACTTCTCCCCTATGGATTATCAGATAGGCTGAACCTCCCTCTCCATACACTGATGTGTTTTGACATCCTCCGTCTGTATATGCTATATATTTACTCATTGTCTTGGTATTTTATATGTTAAATTATCACGCACGTATGTGTTTATATACGCTGTATAATCCCATTCTCTCTGTAAATAATATATGTTCCCAAAATAGAAATATCATAAATAAGCAGCGTTAATGGGATTATCAAACGGATTTTCATAAACAGGATGCTTGGACACTTTGAGATTTGCTGATTCTACACGCTTCTTGTGATTATAAATAACGTGCTTATATTTCTCGGTAGTCCCTCTGTCGCATATAGAGTAAGAACAAGGAATGACAATCCATCCGCTTCCGTCTTTGGGGTTATAGATAAAATGTTTCCTTCCCGTTCTTTTGCGCCACTCTTCAACGGTGTTGGCATTCACGGTATGGATAACCATTTCCCCGTGCGCCCTTGTCTTGGAGATTACTCCGTTTCGGAACATTTCATTCATCAATCTGTGTGCGGTACTTTTGCTTGAACCGGATATATTTCCAAGTTTGCGCAAAGTCAAATCTTTGGTAAGGGCACAACGTTTTTGTTTCGATTTCCCGTTACTCTGCGGAAAGTTGTCTCTATCAATAGAGTTGACTGCACAAAGAAGCATAATACAGTTCAGCTCATGCACAAGCATGCGAATTGAATATTCCTTCTTATTCAGTTTATAGCAATAATCAGAGGTGTAAATAAAAGGCGTACGCCCTATTGACCTTTTGATTTCCTTGCTTTTAAAAGTGTTTGCAAGAAAGCTGCCTCCTTTTACGGAAAACAGAAAACTGTCGTTTAACGCTCCGTTAATAAGGCGTTTGGCTTTATCGTGAGAAACATGAAACAGTTTCATCACTTTATAAGGGGTTACATCGGTAAGTACAGAATTTGAATACAGACACTTGATACCAATAGCAAAGGCAAGCAATTCTTTTTCAGCCTTGCTTGCCTTGTATCTTTTGATTATATCTATTGGTATATTAAGTATGTCCATTGACCGATTGTATTTTATATAAAGAATGAATCCCGTAATAGGTAGCAGCTATCACAGGATTCATCTCATATAATTATCCCGAAAGGGGTAAGTATAAACAATGTCAATTGAACAACTGCTACTTGTTACGGCGACAAATATAGTACATATTTTCTGTACTACAAAATAAAAAGTGAAAAATTATGGATGATGTCACAAAAAGGTTTTTTGAAGTACTTGACAAAGTCGGTATAAGCGGAGCCTCTTTATGTAAAGAGATTCCAGATTTGACCAAACAAAAACTTTCCAATGCAAGGAATGGAAGAAATAGCATACAAATAGATGTTGTAAGCTATGTATGCTCACATTACAATAATATAAACTCTGGATATATATTGACAGGAAGAGGAAGCATGTTCTTTGAAGAAAGCTTACAAGTTGAAAGTTCAAAAGTTAACATTATTTCAGACAAGGAGCAAGATGACATTAAAAAAGATTTAGAGATAGCAGTAACACAACTGGAAGAAGACCGAGATACCATAAAAGTCCTAAAAAAAATAATAAAAAGACAGCTTTCAGAAATAGAAGAACTTAAAAAAGCATTAAAGATGCAATCTCCCGCTTAAACAATAAACAAAAGATAGATGTTATCAAAAAAAAAGCCTGAGTAACAAAAAATGAAAAATCTAAAAGAAAGACTCACCACTGCTGTAGATAGCATCTTAGTTGAAGAATTAGAAATTTTACACATTTTATACGGCATGCAAATCATTCCCTGTAAAAAGGAACATACTATGACTAATACATTTGATTTGCGTAGTCTAAATCAAGACTTGTTAAATGAAGAAAAAGGAAACACAAGAGGAAAGAGCAATAGACCGACTAAAGATATTTATCGAATACGCAAAAACGGAATTAAAGGTAATAAAGGGATATAGCTCCTTTGAAGCTTATTGCGGATTAGGAAACGGATACATCAGCAACTCGGACAAAAAAGGAAAAAGTAAAGGAACAATAGGAAGCGATTTGATAGCACGTATATCAGATGCTTTCCCTATGCTTAATGTTAAATGGCTATGCTCTGGAAAAGGAAATATGATAGATGATTCTTGGAGGTACGAAGAAAAGATTATAGCCATAAAAAGGATACTAATGTGATACCATTAAATAAAAACATAAAATAACTATTTGATAATCAATGATATAATTTTTATAATACAATCCCAAGCGGATCACTTGAAAATCAAGCAGCTATCTAAAAAGATAGCTGCTTTTTTCTTTTGTATATACTGCGATTTGACGGCTTTGATGTAAACGAACTAACGTAAAAACTTCAAAATAAAAAGCACACCTTCGCAAAAAGAAACATAAAAGAGGATAATCCGATATGATTACCAACCGGGAAGAAGTGATAGATAAGGCATTCAAGGTGTT